GCTCGTCTGTTTCGTGCTGCCAACAAACGGACGGGTAATTAGTGCCGATACTCATTAAATAATCAGCAAACGCACCCTTGACGATGATGTCGTCGCCTTTGTCGATGTTGCCAAAAGTAGCGGCATAGCCTGAAAACGTGCCGTCATCGCCTACCGCCTTAATTTGGACGGGCAATGTAAAACTTTTATTCATGTTTATTCCTCAGGAACGTGATAGCCAAGTACGCATCGGCAGTTGATAACATTTGCCGCGCCGCCGCTTGGGTCGCTCGGATATTTCATTTTTGAGCCATTGACGTTGAATGATTCACCCATTGGGATGATCTTGCCGTTAACGCTTCGATGTGAGTCTCTGACCCTGCCGTCATTCGTGCTAATCCATTCGATTTGCACATCAAGACCACTGTCTGTTGCTGCCATTTCTGCGCGCGTGAACTGCGAGACGTTTGCCGCCTTGTGCGTTTCAGTTCGTGCGATTGTCATGGCGCGAGATTTAGCGTTATTGCCGCCTATCTTGTTTGCTATGGCCTTCGCTATGGTGTTCGACGTGATGTATTGCTCTGACGTATTACTGAGCGTCATCTGTTGAATAATGACTGCTGACGCACTGGCGATTGTCGTGTCTGCTATTTCGGCTGATATTGTCAGCACGTTAGCCGCCAACACACCTAAAATTTGCGACTCGATAGCTGTATCTTGCGTGTCAAAAACCGACTTAATGCTAATAATGCCAATGCTTCGGAATGTCTGATTTGTGACTCTTGAAAGCTCGGTCAGTATTACTACCAACCGTTTTTCGTGGTCTTGGCCAATGCCTTGAAACTTGCTGTCGTTGCCATTGTCCAAATAAGACTTAGCCAGTTCATCACCAACAGCCTTTAACTCTGCTTTGATTTTGCGAAAATACTTTGTTGAGATTTTGTCTTGAGCCAATAAGACCTTACGAGCGTACTTGAGCTTGTCAATACGCTTAATGGTCATGGTTTAGCCTAATTTATGGTGCAAGTGGCGGAATGTCTGCGCCTGCCATGTCTAACGGGATTTTATTACTATCAACGAGAATAACGTCACCGCCTTCTGTCGAGTCGTAACCCATTGCAGCGCGTTTTTCGTCAATCTTGAGTGATGTCAAACCATCAATAACTTTGTTTCGCTCCGCCCGTCTTGGCTCTAATGCTGTCACGCCGTCAACATCGACTAATAACTGATAATTAGCAGGAACTTTAAAATCTTTGCGCAAAAAGTTAAGCAGCTCAGACAGCAAGCCGTTAACCATCGGAATGACTTCATCTTCGTAAAATGCCGCCCTCGCCTGTTCGTAATTAGCAAACGTCTGACTGCCTTCGATACCGACAATTTGCGGAGGAACGCGCAACACCTGGCACACATCAAGCTGACTTAATCGTTTGCCGCTGACAAACTCCATGTCACGCGGGCTAAAGCTCATGCCCTGCCACTTCAAGCCACCATCTAAAATCATTGGCTTGCCTGAGTTTTTAGCTCCTGCATATTTGCCGTTGAACTGTTCTTGAAGTCTGTTAAATGACGTGTCGCTGACTTCGCTATCAGTCCACAACACACCACTCGGAGTCATGCCGTTTTCAAGCATAGCCTTGTTGGATTTTGCGTACTCGTTTAGCGTGTCAATGCTGTATGCCGCAGAGTAAAGAGGACTAAGACCGCGCCATCTAAATAGCGGATTGTACTCTGCCCAAATCATCAAGTCAGAAAACTGGTATGTTTTAACTGTCGATTCTTCGTAGGTGTCGGACGGCGTATATGAGCATGAAACAGGCAAGCCCATGCTAAATGTCGTGATTTCAAGCCAATCAGGACGCAATGGCCACAACTCAACGCTTTGACCAATGCCAATTTTTAATACATCGCCTTCGCCAGCAATATCATGCGAGCCGATCATCTGAGTTAAAAACTTTTCCCATGATTGCATTGGGTTTGGCTTATTCAGCAAGGATAAAATCTGGTGATTCTCTACCGCTTCGCCTTTTTCGTTAACCAAAATAATCGGGCATTCAATCGCGGCCTTTTGCTTTGCCATGATGCAAGCGCGAACGGTCGGATTATCACGATAGCCTTCTGTAGCAAATGCGACAAACTCACGCGCCGACCAAGTAGCCGAGTTTCTTTGCATGATCGAACGTATGGCATTAGAGGACTTTTCCTCTTTTTTCCAAAATTGCCACCATTTCGACATTATAAAAATCTCACTTTCGGTTCGGTTTTGTGTGACAACATATCGTTGATTGCGTCACACATGGGGTCTATTTGGTCATCATGGTCATGGGCGTTGTCTGCCGTAAACGCCTCGCACTCTGCAATAAAATCGTTAATGTATGCGGCATTACTTGGGACGTTGACATAGCCCGACTTGATGTACGGTGTAACGTCTTGCACGCGGGTTAATTTGTCGATGTTTCGCTGTTGAGCTTTGACCGGGATTTTTCCGTCATGCTTGATGCTTTGAATCAGCCCTGTGCCGCTTGCCTTGTCCTCAATGACCATCTCGCGTAATGCACCAAGACCTTCAACGGCTTTATGCTTATTCCAAAACGCAATCGCACGTTCTTTTAGCTCAGGAGCTTCCCACTTCGACCTAATTAAATCTAACAAGTATATTTTTGAATCTTCGCCATAACCCCAACACTCAAAGACGGAATAATCATTCTGTTCCTTTGTTTTTTGCGCCGTGTCTGCGTAGATTTTTCGGTATTTAATGACTGGCAATATGTCGTAACGAACAAACCACTCACCGCGAATAATTTCACCGCCGACAACGATTGGGGTCTGTTGGTAGAGTGATAGCCACGATGTTGTGTCCATTAGCTGTTTACGTTCTAGCAAAAACTCAACAGATTTATGCTCAGGGAAAAGAGCTTCACCTTCTTTTCTGTGCTTTTCGTCTTGCGTCGCAATAGCTGGATAACTTAAAACTTTGACGTCAGGATATTTTTCAATGAGTCTGCCAATTGGGTCGTCAATATGCCAACGAGTAAGAATACAAAGCAGCGCGGCATCTTCACTAAACCGAGTAAAGAAGTCGTCAGTGAACCAATCCCAAACACCATCACGAATAGTTATCGAGTTGGCCTCTTTGCGACCTTTTAACGGATCATCAATAACGCCTAAATCTAACCCTTCACCAGTGATTGATCCGCCAACAGTTGTATTTCTAAAATATCCTGCATGGTCGCAATACTCTAAAATCTCTCTGTTTCTGATTGAGTCAGAGCCTAGCGAACCTTTAGAGCCTATCTTTGTCTCAGGAAATATTTCTTGATATATTTCTGAGTCATAAAGACGCTGTAAGCGTAGGTTTGCCCGAACGCCAAGTCTTTCACTAAATGATGTATAAATCGTCCTTAAATCAGGGTTTTTACCTGCCAACCACGCTATAAAATCAATAACCTGAACTGACTTTCCGTGCTGCGGTGGTGCTTGGATGACTAATTTAGGCCGCTTGCCAGCCATTAAATCATCAAAAAACTTTTGTAGTTCATGGGCAACTTCTTCTTGCCACCAGCCCCACTTGTCTTTTGGATTTATTAACTTTCTGAACGATAAAAAGTCTTTACGGGCATTTCTTATAGAGTTTTCTTTTATTAACTCTAGTTTTTTACGATTAGTGATTAATGCCAAGTTTTTCTAACTCCGATTTTAACTCGTCGTCAGTCAGGTCTTTTACTTCGTCAACTTTTACATCATGTTTATTTTCGGATTTATCAACTATCAAGCCGAGTAGCTTGGCCTTACCCATTGTCGCACCAACCGCCGCACTAGCCTGTGGAGTCATTGCTCCTAATGCGACTTGGCGTGCTTCTTCTAGCTCTGCAATAAGGTCATCTACGTTGATATTGTGGCGTTCTGCGTGCTTGGCTCTTAACTCATCCAATCTCGCCGTAATCTCCACCTTCTTCAACATCTCATACGCTTTATTATTTACCGATTCAGGCTTCATCTTTTCGCAATTATAAGACTGACGATAAGCCTCAGAAGCGTTGCCTAACTCAATATAGAGATTGCAGAATTTTTCTTGTTTAATCGTTAGCTTCATTACTTAAGTCCAGCAATAAGCCACAACACAAAATAAACTATCCAGCCAGCGATACACACAACAGCCATAAAGCAGAATATTAAAAATGCTTGGAATAGTCGCTGAATGATTTTCATTTAATCACTAACGCAATTAAAGCAATAAAAAATGCACTAACAATCAATCCTAAACCTGTCAGCACCCACGTCCTCAACTCTAACAACGCAGGCATGTGTACTTCAATCGCATCTAATCGCCTATCAAGGCTATCTATTATTGATGATTGATGCTCTATGCACTGCATAATGCTTTTATTCTGTTCTTGAATAACAACAAGCTGCACTAATGACTCGCTGATTTTAACAATCGCGTCATTTAATCGCGTGTAATCACGCACTAATATATTGTGACCGTTTTCGAGATTTTGCAGACGAGCCTCGTGTTGCTCACTCAATTCTAAGCCCCTTATTCTTCGCCTTCGCGCAAAAACACACCGATAGCCGCGCATATTGCAGCCGCAGGTACGGAGTAAGGTGCAAACACTGGCACACTAGACAATGCAGCCAATGCAGCAGACAAACTTGCCCATGTCGAAGCCTCTTTGAATCGTGAGGATTTCATTGTGCCACCTTCGGATTAACTAT